TTGTTCTCCGTGTAAGAATTGGCTTGTTGCCCAACAATTTAAATCATGAAAAAATTCTTTTCTTATCCATGTTGGCATTTTTTTATAAACTGGATGATTTGCCCATTGGTTATCTTCAAAGTCAAATTCTTCCATACTAATACCTTCGAACTCTGGACTCCAATCTAAATCAGATTCTACGTTCCAGTTTAGTTCTTTTCCTAATTCATAAAGTTTTTTTATACGATTATCTTGTACAGTGTAATCCCAGTTATAAGAACCAGTTAGTGGGGTTTCAAATATTTCTACTACATCTGTTGGATCAAGGTCTTGTGGATAATCTCCATCAAAGTCTCTTGTATCTTTTGGTGTTTTTCCTTTAAGTATTTTCATTTTCCTACCTTTACATAAACTGCTGATTCGACCATGGATGAACCTGCATAGTTTACCATATGAGTAATAATAGCATTTGCTTTTGTTCCACCGGCTTTCTGTATGTGATAGAATAAAAGTAACTCTGCATATTTTGCTGAGATCCAAGTCCAATCTTTTTGTTTTAAATTTTCTAACATATCTTTATAAGAATCGTTTTTATAAAATGCTTTATAAAGTGGGTACCATTTTTGTTTAACCGTACGATCTTTTCCTCTCGATAATTCAGCAGCCATTTTTTTCGCAACAGGTTTAATTGATTTAGCATGTGCACCCATATCTCTTCCAGTTTCTCTTTTAACAAACTCAACAATTTCTCCCCAAGATATTCCACCACCTCGAGAAGTTTTACCTTTTATCTCAGCTTTAATTGTTGAACCTGGCGAATTATCTTTTAACATCATTTCACCAGTGTCATATTTAATTGTTGCAGATTTAGCTGACCAAAAATTACCACCTCTAGATTCTAAATATAAACCTTTTAACTTATGCATATCTGTATCTGGCGGAACTTTATTATTTAATTCTTTTGCTGCTGGTGGATATTTTGTTGCTTTCTTTAAAGAAATACCAACACATCTTCGAGAGTTAAAATGTTCTACTAAAGAAGTATTCATTGCAGCAACTGAACCAACATCTATTTCTTTTATTGGATTAAAATCTGGCGTCATTGCCCAAACATCTCCTGGATTCCATTTATCATCTTTTAATGGTTTAAATCCGTTATTTTTATATGCAATATTTTTTAAAGCATATATTGAATTCATCTTCTTATCACCGCGATGAAATTTTTGTGACTTATTAATGTATTTGTTTTGTGCTAACCATTTAGACGCATAATAAGAAGATTTAACCCAATCTTCTGGCGTTTCTAATATTTTATCTGTGTTTGCTGATATATTACTTGTACCGTTGTCTTTGTAAGCCTGAGCTATACGTTCTTCATCAAAATGTTCTATGTCGTGGTTATATCCATCATCTACTATTGCACGCATCATGCATGCATTATGTGATTCGTTTCTTTCGGTATCTTTTGTACCAGAACCAGCACCACCTACTCCACCACCCATAACTTTAGATTTAAGTAATGCATTTGTTTTAATTTCTTTTCCGTTTTTATCTATTAAAGAAAATCCACCACGTCCAAAAACATCAGGATTCTTTTTAAATGCTTGTGCGTCTTTAACTACTTGATCGACATATTCGTCACCAACAATAAAAGTTCCGCCTTTAACTAATTCTAAAGGCTTCTTATCTTTTACTAATCTAATAAGAATATTAATCCTAGGTTCGTTAGTCGCTGAATTCTTCTTTTCTAACTCGGCAGGAGTCAGAGCAGTTCCTTCTTTTATGGTATGTGCTTTTAAAGAAATCATAAGTCTATTTATGACTTATTTTTTCTTAAAAAACGGGTTTGGGTAAATTTCTCCTTCGTTATCGTATGCGATAATCTTTCTTTCGTGGAGAATATTGATAGTACGGTTTGCGCCTTCGCGAATACCAGATTTCCATGCAAAATGACATGCGTATCCAGTTGCGATTGAAATTAAAATAAATGTTATCGGTTCCATATCTCGTACTCCAATAAAAATGTGCCGGGATGATATCCGGGTCTTTCAATAAAATTCTTTATATTATACTTATTATAGTATTTATCAGAACGAAGAACCCACCTTCTGTGGGTCCTTTCTTGTTTGCTGTGAAAAGTTTCTACGGTTTTAAAAACTTTCATTTTCTTCTGACATATAGTCTAAAGCTGCATCTACGTGAGCTTGTTGGCTCTCTGTTAGATTATCGTAGTTTTCTATAGCTTCTTTTAACCATTCTGGCATATTAACCTCCTAATAAGTTTTTAATTTCTGCTCCACATTTTCCGCAGGTTCTTTGACCTCCTGCAGAATATCCAGAGATGTAAAGTGGTCCAGTCCAATCAATAGTGTATACATCATCAAAGATGTTTCCACGTGCTTGGTTTAGTGCTGGAGTTTTCCAATTCTTTGGTTTTAGAATATCGCCGTATTCAAAATTAGGGTTTGCGATATTAATAAATCCCCATACGCTGGTACCAGTTATAATTTTAATATATTTTCTACCGAATTCAACGTTTAATTCATCTGCAAATTTATCAACAGTTTCTTCAATGTTATTGTTATATGCAGACCTTGAAGCAAACCTTTCGTATTTACTAACGATATTATCTAGTAAAAGATTGATTGCATCATCTATTTTAGATTGTCTTTTAAATGTATTCATAGTTACGCCACCTCCAAAAGTGTTAAAGGAACGTCCCATTGACCTAATTCGGTCATAACATTGGCTCTCTTAATTTTCATTTTAGTAATTGAACCACTTAACCATCCGTCTCTCTTAGAGAAGAATTTAACTTTATCACCTGTTGAAAATTTAGCTTTAGCCTTAGCAGCTTCGGAAGCTTGAACGATAGCTCTTTGAGCTTTGACCAATTTAATTAACTCATTCATATCAGCAGTATTACTGATTTTTGAGATTTGATTTTTTATTGTTTTATTTAGCATTTTAACTCCTTAATTAATTTTAAATACATGAGTATTATACCATAAATTAGGGGAGTTGTAAACCTCTTTTTGCAAAAGTTCACGAAAAGTTCACGAAAGAAACCAGCTGATTTCAGCTGGCTTCCATCATAATATATTCCTGTTAGGATTCGCTTTTTACTAGAGTATATATTCCCCAGAGCAAACCTGCCCAGGCGAGTAGTTTAGCTATACCGCCAAATAAAATTACTGAACCACAGATTAAGACTAATCCAACACCATCTAAAGATGTTCTTTCGCCTACTCTATCCATTATCCATTCTTTCATATCTTCTCCTATATTTTAAAATCCGTAAAGGTATCTTTTGTTTCTCGATCCCCCCACGTATTTATTGGTTTATCCGGACTCATATCAGACACAATATCGGTCTGAGCTGATTCCTCTACATCGTATAATTTCATACGGGAACGATCAATACCAATTACAAAACGTTTGTATTTAGTAGGATCGTTATAACGATTTTTCAACTGCTTTACCAGTATTTGGCCTAAATCATCTAATTCCTCTGTACTTATCAGAGCAAACATAAGATCTGCCGTAGCTGGTAAACCAAATGATTCCGAAGTGTCCTCCAATCCAATATCGGTATTACCGAAACCAGACCTAGTTGTTTGCGTTGCGCTAACAATAGGGACGTTAAATTCGACCGCCAAACCACGAAGTTCTTCCGCTATAGCTTTGACGTACGAATAAGTATTTATACTTCCGCCAAGCCCACGCATACGGGAAGAAGCACATATATTTAAATAATCGATATAAATTATATCTGGTTTAAAATTCTTTTTTAGTTTTAATTCATTTAATAAAGCCCTAAAATGCCCAGTGTGTGCAGCGCCTGTTGGATATTCTTTTATAATTAATTTACCAATAGATGATTGTGCTATCTTTTCTATCTTTGTACTAAATACATTCTTTGGTAAACTTTCTAATTGTTGTATTGGTAAGTCCATTAGATTAGCATCTATTCTTTCTGCAATACGTTCTTCTGCCATTTCTAATGTAATGTATAAAACGTTTTTTTGTATTTGTAAATTAGCTGCTGCAGCATGACACATGAATAAAGATTTACCGACGCCCGTGCCCGCGAGAGCGATGTTTAAAGTTTTGTTTGGTAAACCACCTTTTGTTATTTTATTAAAGTAATCTAAATCCCATGGTATTCTAAATTCTTCGCTGTTATAAAATTCAAATCTATCTTCTGAATTATCAACATAATCGTGACCAATATTTTGGTCGAAAGAAGTACCTAATGCATTAGATAATATTTCTGGTATTGCACCTTCTGTTTTTTCTTTATCTTTACCATCTATAATATTAATAGATTCCATAATTGCTAGATAGACAGATCTTTCTTTGCACCATTTTTCTGTTTCATTAATTAGATATTCTGTATCTAAATCAGACTTTGTTTTTAATTCTTGGATTAGTTGTCCAGCAGAATTAATTATTTCTTCGTGTGCATTTAGTTTTTGTAATTCTAATTCTAATACTTTACCTGTTGGTAACTTATTATGTTTGTGTACAAAAGATACAATAAGATCGAAGACCGTTTTATGTGGTCCTTCGAAATATTCTTTCTTAAGATATGGTATTACCCTTCTGCAATATTCTTCATTATGAAGAAGATGGTTCAGGCTGTGTGTCTGTATTTGATTCGTTATTTCCAATTCCTATGCTCGCTACGTTGTTCTTTTCATTATATTCTAAAGTATCATTAATTATATGTTGTAATATTGCACCTAAATAATTTTTAAAATACTCATCTTTATCTAGATCAGATGCATCATGTTCACCCGGATCTTGCAGTGTATAATTAAATGATAATCTTGCTTGGTCAAATTCTGGTTCTTCTCTAATACCAACTTGACCATATATGACTATAACATTATTATATTTACCGCCATTTAATTTTACTCCATAGAATTCACTCTTGTTAGATTCGACTATAGAATAATCATCAATGGATATATTATACATCATTTTCTTCCATTTGTAAATCTAAATTTACATCTAATAATGGTTTATGTCCAATTTGGTAATGTCCTTGAATAAATTCTTTAAAATCTGTTTCTTCTAATATAGGTTTCCAGAAGTCTTCTGTTAAGGTATCTTTTTGTCTAACTTTTGGTTCGATCATTTCCCCAGTTTCTTTATCGACTCTAGCATACCAACCAACATTTGGTTTAACAACATATCCGCCAGCAAGACCAACATCAAGTAATCCAGAATAAGGTTCTATTCCACCTTCCCAAGAAACACTGATTGGTACTTTAGATTTTTCTTTTACGAATCTAGATTTTTCTACATTGATAACAAAGTTATAACCTGATACTTCAGTACCTGCTTTTACCTGTTGTCTTCCTATAATCCAAATGTTATCTGCTGAATAGTAAATACCTGTTCCACCAGATACGATTGCTTTTGGAAATAATCCCATTTCTTGATAAGTATGATTAACTGCTAAGAGTGGAATGTTTTTCATAGTTAGATATGGCGTGACCATTCTAAATAAACCTTTTAGTGCTTTTGCTCTTGACATATCAGCAACAGATTTTTCGTTTAAAGCATCTTCTAATTCTTTTTTCGATGCTAAATTACCAATTGAATCTATAACAATAACAACTTTATCGCCACGTTCTATTTCATCTAACTGATTAACTAAATCAAATTTAAGTTGTTCTACATCTGTAATAGGTGTGTGTAATACTCTGCTAGTATCTATTCCAAATGATTCGAAATAGTTTTGTGGTGAACCAAATTCTGAATCGTAGAATAGCATAACTGCATCTTTATGTTCTTCCATATAAGCTGCACCCATTAATAAAGCAAAAGATGTTTTAAAGTGTTTACTTGGTCCAGCTAATACAGTAAGACCAGATGTTAATCCGCCTTCTACATCGCCAGATAAAGCAACATTCACCATTGGAACAGATGTACTAACTATATCTTTTTCTCCAAAGAATATAGAATCTTCTAAAACATCTGTACCTTTTATTTTAGAATTCTTTTTTAGTTTATCCATTACTCCCATATTATCTTCTCCATTGTTCTGGTTTTAATTTCATTGAATTTTCTTTTTTGCGCCATCTAGCTATTGCTTCTTTCTTTTTGCGCTGTCTTTTAGCAGAAGGTTTTTCATAATATTCTCTTTTACGAACTTCTTGTACTATACCAGCTCTATCACAAGCTTTTCTAAACTTACGTAATGCAACATCAAATGGCATTGGCTTTGGTGGTCCTTTAAACTTTCTTCTAGCTTTAGGATGTGGTTTTCTTGGTCTTAAATCTATACTAGGCAACGAACTCCTCCCCAGGGTTCCATGAACAACCTGTTAATCCACCAGACTTTAATGCTTGAACTGTTCTTAATATTTCATCTGCATTTCTACCAGTATCTAATTCATTGCATGATACACTTTGAATTATACCTTCCGGGTTTAAAATAAATGTTGCTCGAAAAGCAACTCCTTCTGTTTCGTTATAAACGCCGCATTCTGCTGCTAATTCACAACCACAATCACCAGCTAATGGGTGATTAATATTTGCAATCAAATCGTTTGATTGTTTCCAATTTAATTTACAAAATTCGTTATCACCAGAAATACCTAGAACAGCTGCTTCTTCGAGTAGCTTATCCATTGCTGCTATTTCTGTTGGACAAATAAATGTAAAGTCTTTCGGGTAAAAATAAACGACCGACCATTTTCCATCTAGATCTTGGTTGGTTACGTCTATAAAATTATTATTTCCATCTACGGCTTTTAACTCGAAGGACGGAAACTCTTGACATATTCCTAACATATTTTCTCCATAGTGGGGTATATTATACCATAGTTTTACTAATTTGTAAACCCCTTAATTAAGTCATATTGTATTCCTGCTTGTTCAAACATATCAAAAGTTGTTGAGCAGGATTTTTCCCATCTTCTCTGGGTAAATTCATTTTCAAATGCTGGTGAAACTACACGTTCTACCCCACATTGAATAATTCCTTTTGCACATTCATGGCATGCTGGTAATGGATATATGTACAATGTACTTCCATATAGTGATACACCATTCATTGCTGCATTGTATATGCAGTTCATTTCTGCATGAACTATATACTGATATTTAGTTTCTCTATCTTCATATTGTTCTGGGTCATCCAGAATATATTTAGGGAAACCATTATATCCTTGTGCTAGTACAGAACCATTTAGAACTGCAACTGCACCTACTTTCGTACTTGGGTCTTTTGACCAAGTAGAAACTTCTTTAGCTAATCTTAAATACCTGTTGTCCCATTTATCCATATTTCTTCATTTGCTCTTCTTTGTGCTATCGGGTCTTTTCTTATAGCATCTGTTTTTAAAGGATGTTTATCTCTGTTTAATATTTTTTTAGGTACTAATCTACCAAACACTTCTTTTAATACTTTCTTTTCTCCATTACGTTGTTCGTATGGAGTTCTTAATCCATGGACAATAACTGCTGGAGCTAAAAATGGTGCACGTAGTTCTACGGTTGATCTCATCATTGTTCTATCTAACTTTGGTAAATGATAAAACGGTAATTCACAAAAGACATCTGAATGTTGGCTATCATATTCTTTAGCTCTACGATAACCACCAAATAATTCATCTGCGCCATCACCAGTTAAAACATTATGATAACCTAATTCTTTTAGCTTTTCTGCCATAGCTATTTGTGGTTTAACTGATCCGAGATCGACTGGTGATTGATGTACTTTAATTGCATATTCATCTGTTACGTCTTCGAGGCTTACGTCTAACGCATTTTTATCTACAAGCTTAGCATAACTACGTTCTTTATTTTCTACGTGTATAGACGTAACGTCTAGTCCTTGTTCTTTAATTAATCCATGTATAATAGTCGAATCTAATCCACCAGATAATAATAAAGAAACGTCTCTAAATCCACCACATCTTAATTTAACAGCTAAACTTAAATCATCGTATAAGTTTGTAGTTGGAACTAAGTTCCAATCCCAATATGGATATTCCCTACCCTTATATAAGAAGTGTCCAGGTTTTAATTGTTTAATTTCGTTATATGGAGTTTCACCATTTGGATCGTAACCCCATTTTGCAACGTTAGAAAGAAATAAAGGATTGCCAGTAACTGGTCCAAATTCTTTTAATACATCCATTTCACTTGCTGCTGCAAATTCATCTAATCTATAATAAACAGGTTTTATACCTAAGAAGTCTGTGTATATAATAGGTTCATCGTTAAAGAATGTAATAAAACTCCAGAACCCATCGAACTTGTGAAAGAACTCGTGCGATTTTTCTTCTCTATATCTTTTATGAATCATAAAAGCATCTGATTCATAATCACCAAAGTCTTTATAATTAAATATTTCACCAACAAACATTGAAGGCGGTTCTTTATTAAATTGAATAGGTTGAGTAGCTATTAAAGGATCTGGATCAATCATTGGTAAAGCTACATGACATAAATTATAATCTTTATATCTAATAAAACCCTTATAACCAGGAAGACCACGATAATTCATCTTATCGATAGCTTCTAATATATTAACTGTATTTGTATCTTTTGCTATTAAGAATCCGCACATATTTGTTCTAATCCATATTTATCTACTACAAAACAATGTAAAGAACTAGCACTAAAATGCATAGTACCGGGTACTGCATCTAGACCAGTTTTTTCTATTAACCATAAGCATAATGCATTTGCAAAGTATAAGTCATTATGTAAATGACGCATAACGTCGCATGAGCGCATATGATATGCACAATGTAATTTACCATGTCTTAACATAAAATGCCAACCAAAAGTACAAGGTACGCGTTCGCCCGCGAGAGCGGCCGTACCATCTTCTGGAAACCAAATTGGGATATAACATTGTCTTGTTGTTGGTTCTTTTTTTAATAAATCGACTGCGGTGTTTAAATCTGCTATATTAAATCTAACACCCATTTGTTCTGTATCTTGCCACATACGTTCTGGATACGAATGTGAAAAAGCTTTATCCATTAAATATTTATCCGTGTCTTTTAGCCATAGTTTATGAGATGGTGGAGGATTGCAAGGTATACCACCAACACGTTCTTTAAAATGTAAATCAGCCCACGGTTGTGAAGCTTTTAATTCTGTACTTGCTTCTTCTACATTATCGTACATTTGTGCTTGCATATCTGCATGCAAGATTTCTAAGAATGCTGGATGTTCTGTAGCACCCTGCCATCTTTCTGTTTCTATTTCATATCCGTATTCAAGCAAAGCTTTACGTAAAATATGAAGACCTGTTTTAAGATCTTTCAATATCATCATCTTTAATCCTATTGAATATATCTCGTTGAGGATCTTGGCCATCAATATCACCATCGAGATAAGCAGCAAAAAAAGCTGCATAGTTAATTAGATCGACTGCCGAATCGTGTAGTGATTCGTAGTTTTCTATATATTCTTTATCGTCTTTCATAGCATCTAAAACAGAATGCATACGATTAACTTTACCAGTCATAATATCTAAAATGGTTTGTGCACCATTTGGATAATAGTCTGCTTGTCGAATCCTAGATTTAGGATTTTGGTAGTCATTGCCTTTCTTAACAATAAGTTCGGCTGCGTTTTTAAGTATATCTAAAGGTTTCATAATGTATATTATACCATAGTTTCATTAGTTTGTAAACCCTTTTTGTAAAACAATACCAGTTTGATAATATGGTATGATTTCTACATCAGGGTTCTGTTTGTGATAAGTGTTCATAAAGAACGTGTAAGGTAAATGTCTATGGATAAACGATCCATAGTATTCCACTGGGTTGGTTGCCATAACAATATCTGTAATATATTTATGTAACAAATATGGCTTTTTATTTTGTGTTGGGTCTTTAATTATAGTGACAAATTTTCCACCAGGTTTTAATTTACTTATAGCTTTTACATATAACTCTTCGATCAAATTCCAATACTTATGTCCTCGTAATACCCCAGCGTTTCTTGTATCTTCATATTTTACATCTTTAAAATCTCTATTTCTATAATCACCGTTTGGTCTTTCTGGCGAATCCGATTGTCTTCCACCTAATACTGGATATGGAGAACCAGTAACAATTAAATCCATGCACTCTCCTTCAAATCCATTTTGTTCTAATAGTTCTATTTGGTCTCTTGCATCTCCTTGAATAACTGTTCCAACTCCTTTAGCTGTTCCTCTTTCGTATTGTACATCTACAGATCTTTTTGTTATTTGTGGAAACTCTAATTCTATACCAACTCCATTTCTTCCAGCATTGATAGCTTCTACTATTGCTGTTCCTGTTCCAACAGTTGGATCGTAAACCATATCTCCAGGTTCTGATAAATTTTGAATTGCCCATCTATATCCAGACCAATGACCTGGGCAGATATGCGTGTCGAATCCACCCTTAGGTTTTACATCGGGGAAGTAGTATTTCTTCCTAGACAGTTGTGTATAATATTCATTGGTTGGTACGTGAAAGATTTCTCCTAAGAAATTCTTTGTACATAAATCGCAGCTACAATGATAATCTTCTGGTATCTCTGACCTATGATATAACTGATCGGTTATTCCTGGAGTTTTATAAGTTGGAAATTGTGGTTTTTTATTCGCCATATAATCTACTCCATTGTTTTAGTTTTTCTTTAATCTGTTCCATTCTTCTTGGCTTCTTTTATACCTGCTTGTTTACCTACAAAGTAACCAATGACAAAAGGTATAACTAATATGAATATTCCAATTAATTCCATTTTATGTTGTCTCCATGTTTGTTTTGTAAAGTTTCTATTCTTACTCTATTTAACCTAGGTGGTTCCAAACATTCCATAACGTGCATTACGTCATAGCATCCTAGGTATTCAAATTTTAAATTAAAGTCGACTGGTATTACATCTGGCATATTTTTATATTCCGGTGAGTTATAACGCGGTCGATTTGTCCTGAAAAACAAGAAATGTGTAAGTCTATTTTTTTGTAAAGCATCGAGGTATCTCGTATAATCATGTTGTAAATTGTACCAATGAGATGCAATTTCTTTAAAATCAATTTTAAATTCTTTGTATTCTATATCTGCATAATACCTATCTTTTCCTTCGATGCGATAAGCATCTTCTACAGTTTCAATAATATAGTCTTCTAAATATTCTGAATCTAAATTAGCTCTAGACGAATAACCACTTTTAATTGTTTCCCATTCTTTATCATGTTGGTCATACATCTTTTGTGTAATTGTAAATTCTAAGTTTTCTATATTTTTCTTAAACATAACTATCTGGCGGTCCGACGGGGAATCGAACCCCGAATGCAGCCGTGACAAGGCTGAGTTATAACCATTTAACTACCGGACCAGTTTCTGGTGGAGCTGGTGGGACTCGAACCCACAACCTCCGCGTTGCAAACGCGATGCTCTCCCAATTGTCGCTACAGCCCCTGATTCCTAAAAACAAATTCGATAGCACGATCAGCCTCTTTTTCCATATCACGTTTTAAATACCAATTACCTGTATCATTATCTAAGGTTCGACATATATGTGCAACTTCTTTTGCAGTAATAGGATAACCTTTATTTAATGCATTACCGGCCGTTGAAACCATAATCTTATACATTTGCGAATACCAACCTGTTCCTTGAATAGATTTATATTCGTTTACTTGTGTTTGATTTACAAATGGACAATCTAAATAATTAGTCCAAGAGTAATTCGAATTCTTTAATTGATTTTTTCTATGTTCTATTAATCCTTTTTGTATTCCTTCTGGTAATCTATCAAAGAAATTATCTGCTTGCTGGAAATAAGGATTTGCTTCTAACAAATTATCTACATTCATAATATCACCATCGTGACTAAATATAAAGTTAAAAGCTTTTTTATACTTAGCAGGAATATAATACATGCGACTTAAATCTTTTGTTTGTGCATCTGCGATACCACCAATCTCTTTATTAATCGCAAACCAAAAATGTTTTATTTCGTCTTTTTCTACAAATCGATCTAAAGGAAACACGAGCCTAAAACGAGGCTTATCACGATGAGAACTTGCAGTAGAATAGCATACGTATTTAAATCTTTCATATTGTTTTTCTATTTCTTTTATATTACCTGTAAAGTCATCCACATCAAGAATACCAAAGCCGCCCCAGCTAACCACGTTATCGTTAGCACGAGTACTATCAGGCAAGTATACAGCAGGACTGATAAGAGGAGCTTCAGATTTTGTAGGGTACTTATCAGACTCTGCGAGCCTGTAGAGGATTGTTTCGAATTGTTCGAATGATTCATAATCCATCCTTTTGTCAGTTTGGTTATCATAAATGTTATTAAAAATCGTGCAAGATACCATAGTTTCCTTCATGTGATGGTGGTTCCCAATCTTTTGGTTTTTTAAGATCTGGCAATCCTAATGGATTAGGTCTACCTTCTTTTACACCAACTTCTTTTTTCATATTTGCTTTTAGAACCTCTTTCCAAGCTTTGTGACTATCAATTTTAAAAGCATCCAATGTTCCAATAGCAACAACACATAAATCTATAAGTGCATCTACAACTTCTTCATTGTCTACATAATATATAGCATTGTTTAGTTCTGTTAATTCTTCTTCTAAGAACTTAGCCCTAAATTTTAAATATTCGTTTTTCTGTTCATCAGTAGCTTTTTTCATCCAATCATGCACACCATATTTAGATTGCATTTTGTTAATATCTTTTACCCAGTCTTTACTCATGATATAATCTTTTTTTCTGGTATAGCTATTTCGCTTGTTGCATTTCTATGTTGTTCGACTAAGTCTTCTATAGGATCAACTTCAAACATAATATCTTGTTTACGAATATTAAGTCCTTCTTTAGCTTTTGTATAAGGCATAAATGGCATAAATCCTATTTTACCTTCTCCAGCTGGAATGAGAACAATAGCATCTTTTAGCTTTTTTGTTTCTGCATAATCACCTATTCCAACATCAGCAATAATTTCTTCGCCAGATGTAAGTCTAATTAGTTTTATATTTTTACTCATATTTTCTCCAATGTGGTATATTATACCATAGTTTCACTGTGATGTAAACCCCCTAATTTGTTCAATCACTTTTGGTTCTAATTCTGGATCGTTCCACATACGGTTTAATCCACTAGGGTGAGGAACTTTTAAATGTTCCACGTTGTTCTTTTCAAAGTATTTAGCTACGACATTTCCCATTGCAATTACTTTATAACCTTTTATTTTTACCATGTGTTCTGGATCAGATATGTTTGTCCATGTCCAATTTTGTATTCCAGCTTCTATTGACCATTTACGTATCCTCTTTATAGTTTGGGATTTATTTGGCGGATTATTTCCCGGCTCTGTTCCTACGAAGATAGTTCTGTTAAAAGTAATAGTCATTATGCAAAAAATAAGTCTAATGTCATCTGCGGACTAGCAGTCCAGCCGATCGGTTGTAAAATTGGTTCGATAGCATCTAAAAATGTTTTCTCGAATTGTAGTTCTTTATCAATGTATTCTTCTAATTTAAATTCTTCTGGTAGATAATCTGGGAAAGCAATAACATTTTCTTTGATTGGGTTTGGCTGCTTTAAGTAAATAAATTTTAGCTTATCGCCATTTCTTAGGTTTGGATATTTTGTTAAACCTTTTTCTTTTCTAATCTTGTTATAAAGTAAAGCACCACGTACATGGATTGGTGTACCTTTTTTATAGATTGTACTAGTATCTGCATACCCAGTTATGTTTTGTGCACCACGCGGAAAAGCAATTTGATAAGGATCTAAGGAAAAGAAATATTCTTTAAATTGTTTTATAGCTGCTTGGACATCGTTTTGTTCTTTAGATATAATAACTTTAAATATTTCTTTTAGTGCTTCTCTGCAAACTTCTGGTGTGGAGCTTTTATTAGCTTCTACGCCAGTAGTTTTAATTTTAGGAACTTTATATCTAACACCTTCGTTGTCTACTACATTTAGAATATATCTTTTCTTAGCTAAGTATATTCCTCTGTCTGCTATTACTTCACGTTTCATAACCATTTTATTAGATAGACCGCCAAACTTATCGTAGAATTCTTGGTATGATTTTTCAAATACAGGTTCTAGTTTATCTTGGCAAATAGTATCTAAGAAATCTATTTTGTTTTTAGGATTAAACTTTTCTACAAGATCACCTAATCCAACATATAAAGAATCTGTATCGATAGTGATAACATAATCTTTTTTAGTTTTAAGTAAATTGTTTAGATAATCGTTAATAGCATTTTCACCCCAACGGATAATAGCTTGCCCAGATAATGTAATAGCTTCTGCAATTCTTTGGTCGAAGAACCTAAAGTATCTATTACCAAGTGCACCATATAAACTGTTAAGTAGAATTTTAATAGACATTTGCCTATTTTCTGCTAAAGATATTTGTCTTTGTAGTTCGAAGATAGTTTGTTTATCTTCTGCTTTTTGTAATTGCTTTTGATACTTAATTTGATTCTTTTTAACTTCTACACGTTCATCGTACATCTCCTCGATAATTTTAGGAAGTACACCTTGTTTGGAAGTATCGAAATGTTGACCACCAACTGCAATTGCAGTATTATCTGGTCTATTAATATTTGGTTTAGATAGAACAGTTTCTACATCTAGTTCTGGACTATATTCGTTTTTAATAGTTTCTGGTGACATATTAAACTGCATAATAATACTAGGATATAGAGAGTTTAAATCGAAACTAACTACGTGCTTATGCATACCAACCTGTGGTTCTTTTACGTGACCACCAGGATAAGTACCTTTGTCACTTTCTACTGGGAATGGAACTATAATGTTATCTTGATATAAGTCACGATAGATTATAGAATCCCAGATCGCGGTGGTGCCAAATGTGTCGTTATAGTTTACACCACCGCGGTAAGCCATAGTCATGGCTAAAGTAATTAATCCCATTTTATCTTCTAAGCGATCTACAAGTTCTACATCTTTAATATTATAATCGATAAACTTTTGGTGATCGGCTTTATATAAATTAAATAAAGAACCATGTTCTTCGTAAGATAGTTTTTCTTCTTCTAGTACTACGTGAGCAATATGATTTAAGGAATAAGATTCTTGTTGTCCGTAAGCATAACCAAACTTTTTAAATACTTCCATATAGTCCATTTGGGATATACCTTGGAAGTCGTATGTTTCGTCACGGTTCATAGACTTGTAAGCTATTCTAGCTTCTCTACGTTCTACCATTTCCCAAGGTGAAAGCTTTTTAATATTTTCTTCGCCAAGATCTGGACCAAATATTCTACGGATACGATTTACAAGATAAGGTATATCGAAGAACTTAGAATTCCAACCAGTAATAACATCGGGTGTGTTGGATGGAGTAGCCCAGTGGTTAATAAAATCTATAAGTAATTCTTTTTCGTCTGCACATTTTTTGTAAACGACACGATTGGTTTTCATAAGCGATTTGCTAGTGTCGTAATTACCTAAGCCCCAAACATAATAAGTATTGTCAATATTATTTTTAAGACATATAGCAGTAATAACTTTAGCTGCTTCGCCAGGTTCTGGAAACCCATCGTCGGATTGGACTTCTATATCGATAGTGGTTACGTTTATTTTAGATCGGTCAAATTCTATTTCACCAGGAAAAAGATCGTTGACCAAACAGGATTGGTAACGAGTATTGCCATAGATATGTCTACCAGCTACTTGCTGGTTTTCTTGGATCCAGTTTTTGGCATCTCGCATAGATTCGAATTGGATTGGAGCAACAGGTTTCCCGTCGAGAGATTTCCATTTAGTTGCTTTGTTGGTAGCTACGAAAAGAGTTGGTTTGTATTTGATTTTCTTTTGGACACGTTTACCATTTTCTATACCTCTGTAGAGAAGCATATTACCATAACGAGACACATTCGTATAAAAATTCATAATAAGGGTATATTATACCATAGTTTTGCGGGAATGTAAACCCCCTAATTCAATTAAGGTGGGGAGAGCTCGAGAACTCTCCCCGAATTATTTAAGTCCTTAATAGCTGCTTAACCACATTAATGCGGGTGCAGTTCCTAGACAAACAGCTATAACAGCTATTGGTTCTAGAATATCTATTAAGGTCTTAGCGATTTCATGTTCAGCTACATAAGCTTTAATTTTTGCCATGATTTATCTCCAGTAAAAAGTTTTTAAACTATCTACTGAGTGTCGCTAATTGACAATTACCCTTTCAGGAATTGTTTCTTTGTTGATGCCCCAGCAGACCCTATTTTGATCTCCCTAGGACGCTTCTCTTCTGGAAGTTCTACTCTAGCATAAACCACGAGTATTCCATCATTAAGATCAGCACCGTCTATTACGACAAATTCTGAGAGGCGGAAGCTCTTCTCAAATTTGCGGGACGATATACCTTTGTACGCGAATTCACGTTCATCCTTAGGCATCTCACCTTTTACTTTTAAGATACCATCTTTAACTTCAACTGATATGTCTTCTTGTCGAAAACCAGCTAATGCCATTTCGATTAAGAATTTCTCCTCATCGATCTTCACCACATTATGGGGTGGATAGTTATCTTTGTTTGACTTTCCTGCAGAGTGAATTCTCTCCAGTTCATCTAATAAAGGCTCAAAGCCCACGAATAACGAACGCGGTACGTTCAATGTATTTCTTACCATTTTAATTTCCTCCTATAATAGCAAGGTTATATGAGAACCGGCACAATGCCGCATTCTTCAATTGTATTTATACAAGTTTACTCTTTAGATTGAGTATTACCTATATTATACTTTGGACATAATTCCCATTGAGACTTTTCTTTAAAAGGTATTACCTTTATTTGTCTTAATGGAGCTACGTCTTTAGCTTGGGAAGGTTTCACCATAGTTACTAATCCCCAATCAGATAACAATGTAGTAATTGTATTCCTACGTTGTATATCATTCTCTATTAAATTAGACGGTTTACCATCTAATAAAAATAATTCTTTAAAATGCACTATAAAATATCTGCCTTGTTTATGCAATATATGGCATGATTGAAATAGTTTGTTGTCTTTACGTGATGCTACCCCGATACGGGTAAGTGTTTCTCTTATTTTAAGAAAGTCATCAGGCTCGCTTAATGTAACTTCTAACATATCGTTAGGCGTCCATGCTTTTATCTCATTATTTTGTTCTTCCACCTTTAGTCATCCTATTTTTAATTTCTTTTATTTGGTCGCCTGTAAGAAGGGATAATATTGACTTTGCTTTCTCATTGCTATATCCATAATATTCTTTTATGCAATCCAAATCTTCTATCTCTGATGGTTTAACCCATTTAGAGAACCTTTTTTTCTTTGTAATTATATTTATAAAAAAATCGTTTTGAAGACGATTATCTAAGTGGTGATTTAGATTCATTTCGTTAGCATATAAGACTGTTTCTTTAAAATGTGATAAAGTTCTATTAATTAAGAATGGTTGATACTCTTTTTCTGTTATATCATCTACAATTAGATCTTTTTTAGTAAAGTTAATTGCATTTATAAAATCAAACGGATTCATTTAGCATTTTCCTATAATATTCTTCCAGCTTAGCATATCCTTTCATTAAGTCGTTATAACGATCATGAATTTCATCTGCTGCAAGTTTAGCTTCTTCTATTATCTTTTTTAACTCATGATTTCTTTGTCTAGAACTTTGTAATTGTTTCTCAAGATCTAGAACATTCCTTTCGAGTATTTTAATCTTTTCTAAATTTTTATCTGTATATCCTTTAGTATTCCAATCTACCATTATTTAAACTCCGTATTTGCCATAATTTCTGTTAAACAAGCAACAAGATTTAGTTCATGGTCTGCAACAAAACTGTTCTTGTATTGGTAATCTGCTAAGATAAGTACGAGCTGTGGAATAGATTTACTATCAATATAATCATACATAGTGTCATATAGTTTTCTAAATATAGCTGCAGGTTCGCTATCCATATTGTCAGCAACCCATTGTCTCATTTTACGAAAGTCTTTTAACTTTAAAAACTTAATTAAATCGTCTATTGAATCATCAGCTAAATTAACTAATATACCACTATCGATAATACCACCAGAACCATATCTTTGTAATTCATTAATAACTCTACGCCAATCTGGTTGGTGTTTCATAATTAGTTCTGCAACTATCTTTGGATCGTGGTCAACTTTTTCTGAACCTAAAATAGTCTTAACTCTATTATGGAATTGATTGCATAGAACTGGCATATCTTTTTTAGCTATATTAAATTCTATAACTGTACACCTAGAATGTAGAGGTTGGATTATTCTATTCTTAAAATTACAAGTTAGAATAAATCTACAATTAGCAGAGAACTCTTCGATAAATCCACGAAGAGCAGGTTGGGTGGACTGGGGATTTAGATAATCTGCTTCATCTAAAATTACCACCTTGTATCCACCCGAGAGCGAAACAGTACTTGCGAACTGTTTAATTTTGTTTCTTAGCGTATCGATATTACCTTCTTCACTACCATTTATGATTAGGTAATCTAAATCTAATTCATTGCAGAGTGCCTTTGCAACGGTAGTTTTTCCCACACCGGCCGTGCCGGTTAGAAGCATATTGTGCAGTTCACCTCCGTTAACAATTTGCTCGAACGTTGCTTTTATGTGGGAAGGCAGGATTGTCTCTGCAATCGTTTTAGGTCTGTATTTTTCTACCCATAAAAATTCTGTCATAGTACCTCCCAGCTTATAACTGTATCTAATATAAATCCTCTCCAAGCATTTTTATCTAATGCCCAAACTGGAAATGTTTCTGCTTTCCCCGCAGTAAATTTAACCTCGATGGTATTATTTGCTTTTAGAACTTTTGGGTTTAATGTACACGGCATAACTCTTATTTCGCCGGTATCTACTTTTTGGAATGTGACTGTGACTGTACCTTTTAATAAGGCGTCGATTAGTTTCTTTTGTTCACTAACATTCATAATATAATTTCCTTTTAAATAAAAGGAGGACCGAAGTCCTCCCTTTGATTATGATTCTTTCGAATCTTCAACTGGCTCTGCTTCCACTTCTGGTACAGCGCCTTCTGGTGCAGCTTCTTCAGCGGGTTTATTCGCTTCTAGAAAAGCCATAATTCTGGTTCTTAAACCACCGACTGTTTCTAGTTCAGGTCCTTCAAATGCACCTCTTTTAGAACATAGGTCAACTATCTGTACACAAGTTGCCATGTCTTGAAGAGATAAAGAAGGAGCTTGAGCGTCCTCTGCTACTGCTTCATTTTCTTTTGCCATGATATTCTCCTATAGGGTTTGACAAATTAAACATCCCGGAATTGGCGATGTTTTTCTTTTCATGATATATTTATGCATGAAATTCTGTTGTATTCTCTAAAGCAATAAAATATTCTACTGGGTAATTTGCATTGGTCCAGTTAGATATTTTAGCACTTGATAGAGATACGAAATAATCTCCAGGTAATAGTTTTAAGTTTGCGATATTAAAATCGAAATTAAATCTATTTGGAATTTGGTTTTCTAATACTAAAGATAAAGTATATACGTTTGCTGTTGCGTCTTTTGCATCGTATACTTTTGCAAATACTTTATCGTTGGATTCTCTTACAATACTTAAATCGCTATGACCAAGTACTGAAGATGCTTGATGAATTCTTTTTAGTTCTTCTTCACTTAAACTAATACCAACTTCTGCATCTGGCATTTGAATATCTTTTCCAGGAGTTGTTAAGATCTCTGGGTTAGAATAAAAATAATCTACTTGTTGTAAGTTGTTTACAATATGCAGATTGTTTTCTAAAAATTGTATGTCAGGTTCTGGTATCATAGATAGAACAGATAAGAATTCATTTAAATCATATAGTCCAACTTCTTGCGGAAAGTCTTCGATTATATCTGCTTGTGCCATAATCGTTTTTGACTCTGCAATAGTTTTTAGTTTTTGTCCTGGTTTAAATACCAGGTTAGAATTTATTGTTGCAAAGTTTTTTAATATTGCAATAGTATCTTCACTTAGTTTCATTTTTTTCTCCGTAATGGGGTATATTATACCATAGTTTTAAGTAAATGTAAATCCCCTATTTTTTATCGTGTTCGTGCAGGGCGATAATAGCATAGTGAAGAACCTTCATAAGATCTTTTCTATAATCTTCTTCTGTTCCTTTCTTACCATACCTTTGAGCGTATTTAAGAATATTACCAATTGCAAAACCTATACCGTGACCGCAGTCAGATATAAATTCTGTTGATTGGAATTTGTTTTTAGAATAGTGTCCATCGTATGTTTTGTCTATATACGATTGAAGCTCTTTGAT